TCCTGGACCTGTTCCAGCACCAGTACCTCCATTGGCAGAAAATTATCAAAAATTTAGAATTAATTTAGGAGAGACTGCATTGAAAATTGATGAAGCATATTATGCTAAGAAAACATCAAATGTTCTCGTAGAATCCTTAAAACAAAAGCTTTTTCACTTACTAGAGGACTTAGATCATCTCAATCATTCAGGAAAAATAACTGAAAACGAAAAAAGATTAAATGAGAAAAAGTTAGAATTTTTATTTGCAAAGTTGAAAGAAGCAAAATTATCAAATAGTTATACAAAGACAAAGATAAAGGAAGAAAAAATTATGGGCAGCTTAAAAGAATTCGCATCAAAACTTTTTGAAGGAGAAGATTTAGATCTTCATGCTTCATCTACCGTTTCAGGTAAAACAGGAGTTGCTGTTAAATCAGCCGCTTCAGCTCACGCAAAGAAAGTTTCTGGAGTAGCTCCTGGAGTAGATCTTTTTTCAAATGAAGAAGACCAACTAGTAGGTGCCGATGCTCTTGAAGGCACTGGAGACGCTGAAGAAGAATATCCAAATCCATTAGCCGAAGGTGCTGAAGGTTTTGGCGATTCAGATGAAGAACCAGCAGTTATGGCATTCGATATTAGTGATGATGAATTAATGGAAGCTGTTCGTATGCTTCGTAAAGAATCAAAAGCCGCTGCTGCTGCTCCAAAAGGTTCAGTATCAGCAATGTCTTCTGGTGAACTTGCTGATGAAGAATGGCCAGTTGGCGATTCCCCAGTCGGCGGCGAAGATCCATCTTTGAAAAATCTTGATGAAAATCTTGTTCTTACACTTACATTCCCAGATGACGTTGAACTAGATGCTTCTGATGTCGATGTATCTGTCTCTTCTGAAGAAGACGAAGACATGGAAGATATGGAAGACGAAGAAGAAATGTCCATGGATGACGAAGAAGAAATGTCCATGGATGACGAAGAAGAAGACGAAGACATGGAAGACATGGATGATGAAGAAGAAATGTCCATGGATGATGATGAAGAAGAAGAAGAAGAAGAAGAAGGTGAAGAAGAACTTCTTTATGGCGAAGAAGAAGAAGAAGGAATGGAAGAATCCTGGAAGATGGAATCAGTTCGTTCTTCAAAGAAAGCCAGACTTCTTGAAAGCAAATTACACAAAACCACTCATGCAGCTTCTCACATGAAGAAGCTTGCTGAATCTCGTGACAGAGAGCTTAAAACGATTAAAACTGAAATGGCCGAAACGAATCTATTTCTATCAAAAGTTCTATTGCTTAACAAATTCTTACAAAGAGAAGATCTTTCTAAGACTCAAAAACAAGCAATTGTTGAACATCTTGATAGAGCCACAACTATCGCAGAGGCTAAACAAATATACACAAAAATCAAAAATAAGCTCAATGAAGCAGCAGATAAATCCAAAGTAGTTGGAAACTCTTCAACTGCTGTCAGTTCTGGAACAGCCGGATTTAAGATTATTTCTGAATCCGCAGAAAAAACCAAAGAAGTTGTTCTTGGTACACCAGAACGTTGGGCATTCCTCGTTAAAGGTGGAAGAAGAGAAGATTGATATATATTTATTTTAGCATTGCGAAAGTTATTAATAGGAGAATAAAATGAAAAGTTTTACATTATCACAGTTAGCAGAAGGCGTTCACAGACGCTCACTAGGCGCAGACTCCCCACGTCTTGTTAAAAAATGGGCAGAAACCGGTCTACTAGAAGGTCTTAAGGGATTACACCGTGACAACATGGCGTCTCTTCTAGAAAACCAATGTGCAGAACTACTAAAAGAAGCTAATTCACTATCCACAGGTGGTGGTGGTCTAGTTTCTTCTGGTCAAGTAGTTGGTTTCACAAACGTTGCATTCCCAATCGTTCGTAGAGTATTCGCTGGTCTTATCGCTAACGAAATCGTTAGCGTTCAACCAATGAGCCTTCCAACAGGTCTACTATTCTATCTCGATTACACCTACGGCAATAACGTCGGTGGTGGTGCAGGTCCAACGCTTGATGGCACCTCACCAGCAGTATACACCTATGGTCAAGGACAATCAGTATATAACAATCCAAGAGGCGCAGGCGTTCGCTCTGGTTCTCTTGCAACTGGTGGTCAATATGATCTAGTTGGTACTGGTTACTCCAAAGTACACAAGAACTCAAATACAGTTCTAGTTCACTCTGGCGCAGTCGGTGCATGGAATCCAGCAACAAATGCTTGGGTAAACTTCGGCGTTGTTTCTTCTTCAGGTGACTTCACTGGTTTCAATGCTCGTTATGCTGGTTATGATAGTCAAGTTGAAGTTGATCTAGGCAATAGCGTAGTAGATTACTGCTTCCTATTCGTATCAGCTTCTTCAGTAACCACAGCAATTAGCGGTGCAGATCTAAACAATCTAGACCAAGTTACCCTAATGGGTCTTCCAGCTAATGCAACACCAGCTCCACTTGCTTGGGGCGAAACTTACCAAGGTGGTCAAGGCGTACTCAATCTTCGTAAGCTCAATAAGCGTGGTAACTGGAATGGTTCTGTATTCTCACCAGACCCACTAAATGGTTCACACGTACTATTCGTTCTTAGAGCACAAAACAGCACTGCTCCAGCATTCACAACCGCTGGTACAACCATCAACCTTTCTGCATCAGCAGTAATCGCTGATTCACTATCAGTTAACTCCGATGGTTCAACGCTAACAATTCCATCATTCGAATCTAACTTCGGTTATGGTGGTTCACCAGCTCTATCACCCGTCATTCCAGATGTTGATATCCGTATCGAATCAACCTCAGTAACTGCCACAACCCGTAAGCTCAGAGCACGTTGGTCACCAGAAATGGCACAAGACCTTACGGCTTTCTACAGCATCGACGTTGAAGTAGAACTTACAAACATTCTATCTGAAATGATCACGCTAGACATTGATCGTGAAATCCTTAACGACCTTCTTACACAAGCTGGCGCAGCAAACCTTTACTGGTCCAGAGCACCAGGTAAGATCGTTAACAAATACACTGGTCAAGAAGCACTACAAAGTGGCGCATTCGCTCCAGGTCCACAAGCATTCGTAAACATTCAAGAATGGTATCAAACCCTTGTTGAAACAGTTACAGATGCAGCTAACACGATTCACCGTAAGACCCTTCGTGGTTCAGGTAACTTCGTCGTAACTTCTCCAGACGTTTGCACAATCTTTGAGCACATGGTTGCTTACAAGCCAGCATATCGTCTCGATGGTGACGGACAAGTTCGTGACAGCATGACAATCGGCGCAGAATCAGTCGGTACACTTAACAACAGATACACCGTTTACAAAGATCCATATTTCCCACAAAACAAGATCCTCGTCGGTCTTAAGGGCAATACGTTCCTTGAATCTGGCTATATCTACGCTCCATACGTTCCACTAATTCTTACGCCAGTCATCTACGCACAAGAAGACTTTACCCCACGTAAGGGTGTAATGACACGTTATGGCAAGAAGATGGTTCGTAACGATTTCTACGCAACTGTCACCGTTCTTGATCTAGCTCTTATATGAGTTAGTGACCTCACTTGATATAGTGAGGTAGACAAAGTGTCCTAAATAATCAAAACTAAGGCTATGAACTTATTTGCTCATAGCCTTAGTTGCTTTTTAGCATATGAAAATAGATTATAAAAATAGTGCAAATAAAAATGGTATATATAAAATTACAAACATAATAAATGGGCGAGTATATTATGGCTCAACCATTAGATTTAAAAAAAGATTTGCATCGCATTTAAATGCTCTTGAAGGAAATAGGCACTCAAATACGTTTCTTCAAAATGATTTTAATAAATGTGGCAGAGAGGCTTTCCTATTGGAAGTAATTGAAATAGTGCATGAACCAAGTTCTCTTCTTGTAAGAGAACAACATTATCTAGATCAATATTATGATAATCAAAAACAATGTTATAACCTTAGAAAAGATGCATGTGATAGCAGAGCTGGTAAAAAGCAAAAAAACGTTTCCGATGCTTTAAAAGATAAACGCTGCAAGTCTCCTTCGGATGAAGTTCTTAAAAAACGGACTCAAGCTATACGAGAAGCTAAAAAAACACCAGAACAAAAAGAGAAAGCAAAACAGCACGCTAAAAACTTATGGAAAGATCATAAAGCGGATATCACTCTTGTTCACATGGAAACAGGAGAAGAAGTATATGTTGATAAACCTCTCAAAACGTTTGCAGAAGAACGAGGATTGAGTTACAAGTCTTTACACCTATTAACTAAAGGTAAGACAAAAAGTTGTGGAGGATGGTTTGTTAAAGGACATAAACCCGTATACGTGTCTCAAAAAGGACAAGTAAGAAAACCTCTTGGCAATACACATAAACAAAAAATTGCTGCAAGCATTAAAGGAATAAAATATGATGGTGTCAAAATAATCTCCCCAGAAGGGGATATGTTAGATTTACCAATCAATATAAAAAGTTTCTGCAAAGAAAATATTATTCATTATTCAACGTTTCTTAAAATGATTAATAGACAATGCAAAACTTGTAATGGTTGGAAAGCTTTATTTTGATACAACAGATACAACAATATTGAATTCTGATAGTATTAATTGTAGAACCTTGTTATTTAAGAAACAATGGGCAAATTATTCAAAATAAGACGCACCGGTATCGCCGCCCCATATGGTTTTCTTGTTAAGAAAACGGAAAAAAGACAATGGGCGAGCATATGTTACGATGAAATATCCGATATTAACACAAGAGATATTGAGCCTGATTTAGAAGAATATTCTTTTATCGAGCCTAATTCGGTTGTTCTGCAACTTGAAGAAAGTATAAAAGGAAAAGAGTTAGAACGGTTTAGTGCAACGATAAAAGGAAATGTTCCAGATGGAAACTATATTCCTTGCTTGCTTGATGAACGTTTGATGCTTATTAAAGCAGAGTTCCTAAAGCCTATATGATATAAGAGAAATTAATAGTTTATATTCATTGTTTTATGTGACATGATAAAAGCATATGAGCAAGTATAATCCTCCCCATCATCTTTTAGATACTTCTACTGGTTGGCATGTTTTTTCTCGTGAACCTGATACTGTCACGTCTTATGGACCGGATGGAAAATATCAATTCAAGTGGAACGTTGATAACGCAGACACACAAGTAAACAGTTGGTCTTCCAGACAGCGTATTTATTTATCTATTGATGGTGGACAAACATGGTTTACTGGAAATAGTATTTGGTCCGTTTATGATAACAATGTTGTTGGTCGCTACTATAATAAAGAAACTGAGCTTAATCAATCTATAATCGCCGCAAGAGAGATATGGAAAGTAGCCCGCCGTAAGAAAAATGACCGGCTGCGTAGAGAGGCTTTTAAAGCCCTTTCCCCAGAGAAAAAAATACTTGATAAGGCAATGCGTTCAGAAGCTTGGAAACTTCGCAAAGATCGAGCAACTGAGCGGAAAGCAATGAAAATTACTAATATCGTAAATCAGATTTTTCAAATTGGTCCAGAACTTATTCGTTTGAAGGAAAACATTGAAGAAGCTTTGTCCTTGATGTCAAAGGGCAATATTGATCGTTCTTTTCCTTATTATCATAGTCGTCGTAGGTATATTAATACGGCAAATTGGACTGTAACGGATATGTATCGTCATATTACGAGAGCGCAGAATCGCACGAAGAAGTAAAAACAAAATTAAGAGTAATAATTAGGAGTGTAAAGAAATTTATACTCTTTTTTTGTTTCGGAGCATATATATTATTAAATACAATAAAGGAACAATATGAAAAAAATATCAGTTAATAATCTCAAAAATATTATAAAGGAAGAAGTAAAGAAAGCATTAATGGAAGATGTAGTTGCAAATCCATCCGTCGCCGTCCAACCTGCGGCACCATATGATATGTCATTTGAAGTTGAAACTAATATTGCCAGTCAATTTCAAAATTTAGTACAACTTATGACTAACGTAGGTGCTCTAATCGATAATCCTAATCAAAGTAGACCAAGCCTAACCGGAACAATTCGTAGTGGTAATCGTGCTCTCCAGAGTAGAGTTGTAGAACGTATCAATCGTATGCAACAGCAAATTGTAGCCGAGTTGCGTCGAATGGCTAGTGATCGTCAAACTTATGAGCCAAATATTATCCAAACTCTTACAAACGTATTAGCTAAAGTAAGAGAAGTTCAACAGAGCATGATTAATTTAACAGGTCAATCAGCCGAACAACAAATAACTGCTCTGCAATCATTAAAAACGCAATATCTTACTTCTGGCAGTTCTTTGCGCCGAATAAGTAATCGCTTTGGTGCGTTTGCTTGATAAATTAAAAAAAGTAATATAACTGATTATAAATTAATTAAAAACTGTCTCATTATTATGCATATGAGACAGGTTTTATTATTTTTAGCGGTTTTATTAATTGGTTGTACCGATAGAACAACTGATATATTAGATGCCGGAACAAGGTTTGTAGACACTGGTGCCATATGTGTTGAAGACGGCGGAGGAATTGATAACGATTTCAATAACTGCGGAGGGTGCGACCACGTTTGTCCATTTACGATAACTGATCGTTGTAATTTAAACGAATGTAATTGTGGTAATAGTCCTGCGTGTGATTATAACACGGAAGAGTGTCGTTTTGGAGTTTGTAGACCAACCGATGTTACTGGTGCGGTATGTGAGTTTGATGATCAATGCGGATATCCGAGTTCTGGATATGGATGCATTATAGGACATTGCACTCGTATAGAATGTGTTCCAGAAGTTTGTGATAATCTTGATAATGATTGTGATGGAACGATTGATGGAGATAGTCGTGGTCCAGTATCTCGTTGGTGTTACGATAGAGATTTAGGTGCGACAGAAGTATTAAATCCTCCATGTGAGCGTGGTGTTCAAGTATGTTATGAAGGCTATTGGGATGAATGCATAGGTTCTATTCCTCCTCGTATAGAGAGTGGGACATACGCTTGTGACGACATAGATAATGATTGTGATGGTTGTGTTGACGGCGTGTTAAGTTCTACGGGTTGCGTTCCATTTCCCTCGGAGGGCTTTGACGTTGTTTATGCGATAGATACGTCTGGTAGTATGGCATTAAGAATAGCAGCCGTTAAAAGGGCTACAGACGCCTTTACAAGCACGTTTAGTGGAGATACATCATTCCGATTTGGACTTGTATTGGTGCCGGGTTCCATAGACGGACAAGTTAGTGTAGTTACTCGTCTTGTTCCTTTTTCTATATTTAATCCAATATTGAATTCAAGCTTTCTTGGTATTGGAGGAGGAAGTGAACCTTCATATGATGCGGTATATATGTTAGGGATGGATGATGAGTTACGTATTGGATGGAGAGAGAATGCAGTAAGGATTATTATATTGTTTACTGATGAAGCTGGGCAAAGTTATAGAGAGCCAAGAATAACGGAAACTGATATGTGTTCTGCATTAACTCATGGGGAGGTATTTGCATATGTTGTAGATCCTGTAGTTGCAAGAACATATAATGAATGTGGAATAGAGTTTGAGTTAACGAGTGATCCAATTGCAATGGCAGAAGCATTAAGGGACATTATTCGTGATCCTTGCGACATAAATCCTTGAATTTTAAAATATTAGGTTCAAAAAATATCTTTTTATGATATTTTATAGACATGAACATTGGTGATCTTGTTACCCTAAAGTCTCCAGTAAAAACTAATGATTTTTGGATAATCGATGTTCGGGTTTATTTTGTTAATAATCCAACATCAGATTATGATTATGATTTGTCCGCAGGATTACTTCCTATTAATTCTGTTGGAATTATTGTGAAAAAACTAAATGAAGGAATCTCCTTCCTCGTACTAATCGAAAACAAGTTCATTTTTGTATCAGATAGTTATATTGAACCTTTTGATATTAACAAGCAACTATTTATTGATTATGAAGACGATGAAAGAGATTTTCTCTAATTGGAGACGATTTAACGGACAAAGAACTGGAACACTAGATGGTGTTGAAATATATTTTCATATACTAACGACACCAGAAGAACAAAGCGAAGGTTTCATGAATAAGCCAGAACCACACGATGGTTTTGGTTTATTTTTTTTATATCCTGAAGAAAGACAATTAAGTTTTTGGATGAAAAATGTTCCATATGATCTTGATCTTGTAGCATTAGATAAAGATTTAAGGGTTATGGAAATAATTCGTTTAAAAGCGAATGATGAAACATCTATATGTATAACCAATCCGTGCCAATATGTTATTGAATTACGTGGTGGTTGGTGTGAAGATTATGGAATAAATTTTGGAAAAAAATTCATATTCAATGAAGGATAAGACGAGCAATAATTTTAACGCCTGGAACTTTTAGTCTTTGAACGGCGGCTATATTTTTTGGACTATCATCAAAGAATTCAATTTCTTTATATCCAAACTTTTTAGCAACATATTTGATCCATTGGGCTTTCATTTCTGGATCGCTATTTCCAAGAGCGACTATAGGAATTTCTGGAATATCATATAGACGAAAGAATTCCCGAGCAGGTTCTTCGCTTCCCCGTGCGGTAAGAATAACCGCAGCATCTGTTCCGTGTTTATTAATTACACGTTTAAGAATTTTCGTTGTCCATCCAATAGCTTTTGGATCTACTAAACCTTGGAAGTCACTATAATCAAAGACATCTCCAGGTTCTTTTTCATAAACTGCATATTTTGCTGGAGTGAGATATAATTCTTCTCCAGAAGCTTTTGTAATGTGTACTTTGCTATTAGTTTTTACAAGAGTATCATCGAGGTCAAACACACGAAGCTTTTTTTCAGCTTCTAATGTTTCTTTAATGATTTGACGGATATAAGTTTTTAATAGTTGTTTGCTCATAATCTCATACTAATTAGTTATATGTATACCTTTAACACAGTATTAAAGCCAACACCATTTGTTTATGTACAAGACAAAAAGAACATACCAGGAGTTTACATAATATTCTTCCCAGAAAAAGGTTATCATTACATTGGTTCAAGTAATAAATGTTCTCATAGGATAAATCAGCATATTTGTGATATAAAAAAAAATAGACATAATAATAAATATTTTATTAACGTATATAAAAAATATAATAAAAATATGGAGATATGGTTTTCATATACAAATACAAGAGAAGAAGCTCTAAAAAAAGAACAAACACTCATTGATAATCATTACAATAATAACAATTGTTTGAATTTATCTTCGTCTGCATCTGTTCCAAAACATTCAGAAGAAGGCAGAAAACGTTTAAGCATTAAAGCAATTAAACAACATATGAGAAATGGTTTTAATAAAGAAAAAATAGCTGATTATCATAGAAGTGAACAAGGCAGATTAATGCATTCAAAAATTGCAAAAAAACAAAGAGAAAATCCGGAATATACAAAAAATTTGACTAATATATTAAAAGAAAAATTAAAAAAATATTACGATATATATCTTATAAATCCAAACAATGAAGAAGTTTTAATTGGATATAATTTACGTGAATTCTGTAGAGTTCATCAACTAGATCGTGGTAATATGCTGAAAGTCATCAAAGGGATTGCCAAAAGTCACAAAGGTTGGAGATTAAAGAATGTCAACATTTAATACAACATTAAACCCTTGTCCATTTGGGTTTTTCAATTCAGATGTCGCATTCCAAACTGATGCAGATAAAATTATTACATTCGTTTTAAGAAAGCTTGGCGAAGATGTATTAAGCGTTGAATTGACAAAAAAGATGATATGGGCTTGTTTTGAAGAAGCAGCATTAATGTTTAATTCACAAATCATCATGTATCAAGCTCGTTCAAATCTTACAAATCTTCTTGGTATTCCTACTGCAAGTATTGATCCAGTAACTGGAAAATATCAAAATGACATTAATCTTGTTAACAATTATATACAACCAAATCTTGAATATCTTGTGAGGCAAGCCGAACCATATGCTTCAGAAGTAGGCTATGGTCAGACTCTTGATTCTTACACAGGATCAATAAAACTTTACGAAGGAAGACAAGATTATAATTTATATACAGAACTTGTTGATAATAATGGAGTGCCTTTGTCACAATACATGTTATCTGGAAGTAACGGATATCAAGGAAGAATGAAAATTCTAGAAATATTCCATTCTGCTCCTACACAATATGTATTTAACAGCAATCTTGCATCTAATTTCATTGCTTCAGGTCTTCCTGTGGAAAGTTATATCCCAGATACACGCTTCTATGTTCTTCCATTGTTTGAAGACGTATTGAGAGCGGGGATGTTAGATGCTGCCTCTCGTGTTAGACGTTCTCATTATTCCTATAGAGTTACTGGTAGAAATATTAGAATACTTCCTACACCAAGTAATTTAATCCCATTTTTCAATGATAGATTATGGATAAGAGTTTCTTTTCCACAATCTGCGGTACCAGGAATAATCGGTACATACTTCTCAGGTTCACAACCTTCTGGTAGCCTTGCAGGCGGTGGAGCAGGCGGTGGTGGACAAAACTTTGCTTTGTCAAATACAGTATTGTTTGGAGCATCCAATCCAGCAAATATTCCAATGGGGTTTATACAATATTCTTCTATAAATCCTTGGGCAAGAAATTGGATCTTTCAAATGACTCTTGCATTAAGTAAAGAAATACTTGGTCACGTAAGAGGTAAAATGAAAACAATTCCTATTCCTGGAGCTGAATTAACTCTTGATGGCGATACTATGCTTTCTGAAGGACGTGAAGATAAAAAAGAACTTCTATATGGTGAAGGTGGACTTGTTTCTAAACTAGAAAGTCTTTCTTATGAAAAACTTGATGAGATGAGTGCCCTAAGAGCTGAAAATCAAATGAAACTATTACAACATCTACCAATGCCTCCACGATTTAATTTATTTATAGGAGAGTAGATAAAACGTTCCCTCTGAATATTCTAAATACTTATCTATATGTCAAAATTATTTATAACAAGTCGAGAAATAGCCTTTATCAATGACATTACGAAAGAAGTCATAAAAGATATTATCGGGCAATATATTTTTTATTATCCTATTTCTACATTAAAAACACAAATACATCCAATTTATGAAGAAGCTGTAGATAAAATTTTTGAGAATCCGATTAAATTAGAAGTTTTAGCTGGTCAACCAAGTTGGGAAGTTAAAACAAATCAATTTGGGTTTGAACAACAGCAAAAACTAGAATTGAATGTACAAATAAGAGATTTACTTGACAAAGGCTTTACTCTTTCAGAAGGCGATTATTTTATATATGGAGATTTGCCTTTTGAGATTATGGCAGTTATACAAGTTAATAATATATATGGACAAGCAGATCATGAACTTGGTTATAAGATATCTGGTAGATTAGCAAGAAAATCTGAATTTGATGCAAATTTTTATAAGAAACAAATTCATGAAAATAATAAGAACTTTACTGAAGCTAACACGCAAAAAGCATTTGAACAACAACGTGGTTTAGATAGCAACACTATTGATGGACTTACAGGGGATACAAGACAAATTAGGGAAAGATTGTCCGAGGACATGGCACCGATTGCTCTTGGAGAAGGACCAAGGAAAGTTGACATTGATCAAACAAATAGCAGCACTAAATTTTATGAAGACGATTAATATAAAATAAAAACTAATTAATCATATGTCAGATAATATAGTTCGCCAAAACATACCTCAAGATCCTAGAAACCCAAAAGATCATTTAGATTCTGGCTATGAAGAAGCTCCATCGGAATTTAATATTCCTCCATGTGGAATAGAAGATTGTGATTTTGCAATATTTGATTTATTTGATAAAACTATTCCTTTTACAAAAAAGGTAATAAGAGCATCTGCGGGTAAAATAGAATTAAATAAACCATATGTAATTTTAGCTACAGGTGAACGATTTGCTTTAGCAAAAAGTCTTAAGCCACCTCGTGATAAACGTTCTAAAGAATTAGTATTGCCAGCGATTTCTATTCGTAGAGCAAACATAATTCATTCTTATGCAGAACAAAATAGTCGTGGTATGAATCAAACAACTGGTAATATTTTTATCAAGAGGAGATTTGATCCACAAGATAGAGATTATCAATCTTTGATTAATAAATTAGGTTTGAAAAATTTAGATCCTAATTTTCCATCAAGTAATAGACCACAAGGTGATTATAAGAACACTTTAGAAACATTGCAAGGTGGTTTATTACAGGCTCACAATAACAATAATTTATTTGAAATTATTAGCATTCCACAGCCACAATTTTTCAAAGCTACATATGAAATAATATTTTGGACCAAATATACTCAACATATGAATTATATGATAGAAACATTAATGACATCATATTTGCCACAAGGAAGAAATTGGAAACTTGTAACTGATAAAGGTTATTGGTTTATGGCAAATGCAAATGATGATTTCACTAAAGGTGATAATTTTGATGATTTTACAGATCAAGAAAGATTAATAAGATATAATTTTACAGTTGATGTAAAAGGTTATTTATTAGCTGGTCAAGGACCATCTGATCTGGTTCCAATTAGAAGATGGATTTCTGCTCCTAACATATCATTTGAAACTAACATTCTTGGTTCTGAATTACAACCTAAAAAAGCAATTGATGCTATACAAAACAAAGCAGAAAACAAATTTTCATTAACAGATATTGAAGCAGATCCCGCCAAAGCTCAAACCCCTACTACAACTCAAAGATTATATTACAAAAAAAATGTTATTGATCCTATGACTGGAAAAAAGAATTTTAAGTATGTAAGCATCTTAGAATCCAATCAAAAGAGCGGAGAAACAGTTTTTGCAGCCTCAGATATTCAAACTATTGAGGAATTTCTGCTTTCTTTGAAATGAAATACAATTATTTTCTTTTTATAGTAGATAACCCAATTTATAAAAACTATTTAGAATCTGAAGCATTCAAAAATAGTAAGGCTCAAAATAAGAGGATAAAATGGCAGAACAACTTTTTAAATTCCCAGGCTTCTTTGACAGAGAAATAGATTTGACCGCAGTATCAAGCGGTCCTGTTGGAGT